ATGTGTGTCGGCTGGACCCTGAGCAGCCACCCGAGCCTAAATACATCTGGCGACAGTTAGAGTGGCAAGAGGTGACGGAAGCTGATCACAAAGCGGCAGAGGACGAATCAAGTAGGCTCGGGTAGTGACCTAACTTGGCTAGGGTGCTGGCTTTGGGAGCCAGAAATTGCAGGTTCAAATCCTGTCTACCCGATAGTGTTGTTGGAACTGATGCGTATTGTGAATCCGAAAAGAGCGTAATCCAAATGCGTAGACTCGTAAAGTTAAGCAGAACCGGGAAATGTAATGGGGTGTTGTCTAAAGGTAGGACATTCGGTTTTGGTCCGAATTGTAGGGGTTCGATTCCTCTCACCCCAGTTGTTAAAGTTCCTTTTTGATTGGAGGGCATATGCCTATAAACGAGCCATTAGCATTGATGGATGGATATTTTTGTATTAGAAGAGAGACCAAAGAATGTAAGAAAGAGTTTTGTGAAGGGTGTAATTTATTATATCAAACAGAATGCCAAGAGATAGTCTTGATATATTTTGGTAGTTCTCGGAAATATCATACAGAAGCTACGTTGAAAATACCAAAAGCCTGGGACTCTCATCGTGTTTTTGAATTTGTTTATCTTTTGCAACAGAAGAAGGCCCTTCCGGGACTTGTAGAAGGTACTACAATTCTGTATGTAGTGATTAGTAGTGGGTACAAGAACGAACTAAGGCTCATTGTCGATCCCCTATGCAGACCAACGCAGGAGAAGGATACGAATGCCTAAAACCAAGCCCTCACAAGTTACTTTGAAGTCAGATGGCACTGCTCATATATATTTGAAAAACTGCAAAAAGCCAGCAATCGTAGATATATCAACTCTTAGCTCAATTGCTGGCTGGCGCTTTTACATGAATTGGGTAGAAAAGAAAAGTGGTGAGGGGTGGGTTCGTGGGTATCGAAACGGAGAGCGTGCATATTTGCACAGAATTTTGACTAATGCACCACAAGGGCGAGTTGTTGATCATGTCGATGGTGATACTTTGAATAACCGCATGAGCAATCTTCGTGTAGTTACAATTGGCGAAAACAACAAGAATAAAGGTTCAACAAGGCATTACCTTAATGGCAACAGGACAAGCATGACGGTAGAGGGGAATAAATTGATTCGTGTAACGCTATGCTTTTTTGGTTTCCACATTGAAAAAATCTTCCTTAATACGGATGATGCGTCAAAAGGCAAAAAAAGAGTGCTGGAAGCAAAAAACGAAAAAGAAGCAATTAAGGCTTTTTGCCTTGAGGGATGGAGTGTGGAATGTAAAAATTGTTTTAAGATTACGAGTGATGTCATGAAGTGCAGGAAATGTGGCAATTCGTGCTGTAACCTTTGTTCTAATGGTGGTGTTTGCCAAGGCTGTTTGGTGGAGGATGGAATATGTTGTTAGATGACTACCAGGAACTTGCACACAAAACCGCTGTTTACAATTATGACGATGAGCTTGTATATTCTGCAATGGGTCTTTTTTCGGAAGCTGGTGAAGTTGCCAACAAGGTCAAGAAGGTTCTTCGTGGTGATGAGAAATACCAAAATGAGGAATGGGTCAAGGGGGTGTTGAAAGGGGAGCTTGGTGGTGTCCTATGGTATTTGGCAGAAGTTGCGACCAACCTTGGCCTTAGCCTTTCGGATATAGCCAGAGACAACATAGATGAGTTACAAGCAAGGAAAATGAAGGGCAACCTAAAGGGCGATGGTGATCACAGGGGGCGAGATGAGCTACAACAGAGTTCATGACCCTGACCACAATGCAGAAATTTTTTATTACCGTGGTGGCATGATCGTCAAGTCGAAAAACACCTGTGGCAAGGTATGTTTCATTGTGTCATTTGTTGATGGCAAAAGGAAGTGGCCCCTAAGACAGTGCCCGATGTGCAACACCTTGTTAGATGCCAAAAAACACGTCGATTGGTTGTATATGCACCACATGTCATTTGCTTTGAGGGTTTATAGCCTGGAAGACGCCGATGAATAAATACAATGTCATATTAGCTGATCCACCTTGGCAGTTCGATAATGTCAAGACTGGTGGTTCTTTATCATCTGGCTCGGCGGACAAGTACCCTGTTTTGTCACTTGAGAAACTGAAAAGCCTAGACCTGAGCTTCATAGCCAATGATGCCTATTTGTTTTTGTGGGCAACAAACGCAATGCTCCCAGAGGCATTGGGACTCTTGGAAGCATGGGGGTTTGAATACAAGACAATTGTCACTTGGGTGAAATTTACAAAAAATAAAAAATTGTTCTATGGCCTTGGCGCGTATTTTCGGAATTCCACAGAACAGTTGCTCGTCGGCGTTAGGGGCAATGTAAAGGCGCTTAGGTGCCAAAATAGGAATGTCATAATGGCGAAGCATGTGGGCCATTCTATGAAGCCTGTTAGTGCCTACCGGTTGATAGAATCGAGTGTTGAAGGTGTGCCCAATTGCAGGATGATTGAGCTTTTTGCAAGGCACAAACGCAAAGGTTGGGATGTCTGGGGCCTCGAAGTGGAGAGTGATATTGAAATTAGGTTTGATTGTGAAAGGACAGAAATAGATCGGTTCATATGAGACGTTAGGGTTGACAAATACACCAATCCCCGCTATCTTTAAGTAGGTAGCGGGGATTTTTTGTGCTCAAGGATTTCAAATGGGCATTTTGAGAGCCATTGCAACCGGAATAGATACCCTAAAACACAAAGATTACCCTGATTGGCACCCTATCAATTTTGGTCTCCCGGACTTAAAAGGGACCAAATTTGATAGGAAACCGAGCGAACCAAACTTCACGTGCTATATGAGACGTGCAAATGCCATAAAGGACTTTGTGGAAAGCAATCTGAAAGTCGAGAAGGGCGGCAACAAGCTAGATATTTGCCTTTTCTGGAAACAACTCCAATTCATAACCGATTGTTTCTACGGCGAAGATATTGATGGCAATAGGGTCAAGAAGGTAATTCTTTGGAAAAACCGTGGTGGTGGTGGTTCATTATGTGTGGCCATTATCCTTTTTTTACGCATGATCTATGATGGGTGGCCCGCAATAGACATGGGCGGCTCTCTTGAACAAGCCAAACAGGTTTACTCCTATACAACTTATTTTTGGGAATGCCTGCCAAAACTCTCAAAAACCTTGTTGGATGGAGTTCCACGACGCACCGAAACCAAACTCAAGAATGGCTGCTCTCTGCAATGCATCCCAGCTTCGGAGAAGCAAAGCCGCTCTAAGCACGTTCCATTATTTGTAGCAGATGAAGCCTGCCAAAAGGACGACAGGGTAGGTGAGTTTGTAAATACTGCCATACAGGGCGTTTACTCCGAGCCAGAACATCTGATTATTTGGGTTTCCACCTTTCACGTTGCAACTGGGTATTTCCAAGACCTTGTGGACAATGCCGAGCAATATGGAATAAAGGTTTATTATTGGAATGTCTTTGATGCAATGGAAGAGTGCAACGTGGGGCTAGAACACGCAACTGACAAAGACCCCAATGCTAAAAAGTATTGCATGGAGAAATGCCCACTCACTCGTAGGGAACGCAAGTACGATGAAGATGGTAATTTTACACATATTGAGTATAACTGGTGTTGTGGGACAGCAAGGCGCAGCAATGGGTTCTTCACATATGAAAATGTCCTTGATTCCATGCGCAATAGCTCTGGAGACACTTTTCATGTAGAGCACGCTTGTAATCGCCCTGTATCTGCTGGTCCTGTTTACCATCCAGAGCATGTCAAAGGTTCCTTTGTCAATGTCCTTCCGCTTGTTGACAGGGGCAAGAGGGAGTTAAGGGAAAAGGCAAGCAAGGTTGTTGGCATAGACTGGGGCTGGACAGGTGAGACAAGTGTGGTCGGCCCAATCCACTTCACTGGTGAGACCTTGGAGATTCCAAAAACAATGTATTTTAGTGGTGTCGGTGTAGAGGATTTGTCCGTCATCTTAGAGCAACTGAGAAATGAATATGGTGATTTTGGAATTTATTGTGACTCATCGCATCCATTTGTGATAGATTATTTGATGAACCACGGGTGGGAAATTGTGCCAGTTTCGTTTAAGAAATGGAAAGAATATGGAATTGGGAATGTCGCCAGATGGCTTGCTAGAAAGAAGATAAAAATTAGCAAAAATGATACCGGTAACTTAAAGTTGAAAACTCAATTGCTTTTGTATTACAGAGACAAAAACGGAAAGCCCAGCAAGAAGGACGATCACGGTCCAGATGCATTGATGTGTGGCGTTTTGAATTGGAATTTTCTTGACTATTTCTCTGAAAGCGCTTTAGATGATGATGATGATGATGATTACCTCATCGAAGAAGTGCCTGAAGAGAGTTACGGTTGTGACAAAGTGCCAATTGATGAAAAGAATATCTGGTAAGGGGGAAGCATGAACGTTTGCTTTAAGGTCTATGGTGAACTCAAGGATTGCTGCTTTGATACTATTGTAGGGGCAAAAGCCACACCCCTTGGTGCAAATGTTTTTTGCAAGGGGTGTGGCACCAGTTTGAAAGCAATTTGGCACAAAGAGGAAGGCGACAAAGAAACTACTGTCCAAACCTTGATTTTCTCTAAAGATGAATTTAACAGAAGTGAGGCAATCGAGTGGGCAAAAGATCACGATTTTATTGTCAACAAGGTGGATGAAACCAATGCCTCTTATCGCATAAGGCAAAAAAATCCATCTTCATTTGAGGACGATTCTTTCAGGACTATAACCTTGACTGATGGTGTCAAAGCCGTTGTGGGGGTGCTAAAAAAAGACACTGTTGAAGGTGATGGTTCATCGGAAAAGGGACTTGAAAGAGTAGAGCTGGTTACAAAAGCGCACAGCACGCAACAAGAATACTACACGGGTGAAACAAATGGGCACATTCACTACTATACATGTTTCGCTTATTACGGAAAGGATGGTAATTTGACATCAGTTTTGGGTTGGACCGCAGAACCATCGGGAGGCCCGAACCATTTACATTTTATATCTAATACTGGTGAAACTGAACCAGCAAAGGATGGACATGTGCATTATTTGGCTTTTCCCAAAACTGGAGGCTGAAATACTCTCGGTGACTAAGCTGGACCCCCAATTGGAGGACTAAAATGCCTATCAAGAAGAGCAAGAAGAAGAATAACCGCAAGGGCGGGGATCACGTGAAAGGCCCCCTTGCTAATGTCGCAAGGAATGGTGGTGAGCTTTCCATGGACCCCGAAAAGGCCAAGAAGGTTAAGCTGCGCAACAAGACGGTTACTGGCAGAAACACCGGTGGTGATGAAAAGCCTGCCCCTGTTAACAACCCGCCGAAAAACAGGGCAGGTAAAAGCAACTCTGTCGTGAATCGTGCCAGAAGCCGTAAGCAAACCTATGGTGACAAGTGATAGAGTATTGCCATCACACCATAGGTTTGGATAAGTCCCCTAGAGAGGTGACAGCACTCCTTAACGAGCTTGGGGAGCAGGGTTGGGCCTACGCTTTTGAGCGTGGCCCAACCATCTTTTTTTTGAGGATTAGGGAATTTACGCCTGATGAGTTCATAGAAAAAACAGAAGCAGATTTCAAATGTAGCCTGTGTGATTTATTTTGCCCTACATATGGTGATGGTGTTGATCCAGAAACGCAGAAGCTGCCGGGTATTTGCGAAAAGACAGGGTTGACAACTAACACCTATTCATCTTGTAGCGCGGGATTGGCCAGGTGGCTAGAAAAGCAAAAGGAAAAGCCGAATGCTTAAACTTGACCTCAAGGCGGCGAAAGACAGGATAAGTAGTGAAAAGCCAGATGTGAAGGCAGCGATTTTTGGTATGGATCAAGAAACAGACTTTACCCATACCAAATTCAAAGACAGCAAGCAATCCAAAGACCTTTTTGGCTCCGTAGAGGGCAAATACATAACGCCTCCTTATGACCCATATCTCCTATTGAATAACCTTACTATGTCTACTCGCTTGTCACAATGCGTTAGTATTATGGTTCGCAACACAGTCGCTAACGGCTGGTCAATAGAGACACTGAAAGAGGTTGACGACACCAATGTGCCAAAGCCTTTGGAAGAGGAAATCGAAACTCAAAAAAAGCAGGTCAATTCCCTTTTAGCAAAGCCCAATGAGTTACACTCATTTACTACACTTATGTCTTTGATAGGGTTCGATGAAGAAGTAACTGGCAATGCCTATATGGAGGTTAGCCGAAACGCTTATGGGGATATTTCAAGTTTGCATTGGGCACCATCATGTACGATCAGGGTCACAACAGATCACTATTGCGGGTTTGTTCAAATACGAAAAACTGGTACTACACCCGTGTTCTTTAAGAGGTTCGGGGACAAAAGGCAAATAAATAGAAATACAGGGAAGGAGTTCACGACAGATGAATTGGCAAAACTTTCCCCCGAAGAGATTGAGGATGCCACTGCATCGGAAATAATACACTTCAAATTGCTAACTCCCATTAATGAAATATACGGTGTTCCAAGATACATTCCGGCAACTCCCTCCATAGTTGGTGTTCGCCTTGTCCACGAAAGGAATATATCTCTTTTCAACAATGAAGCCGTTCCGAAATTTGCCGTTCTTGTGGAAGGTGGGACTTTAGGCAAGGCGAGTAGGCGCTCACTTGAAAGGTTTTGGAACGCCAAAACCAAAGGACCAAGCAAAGTTGGCAGAACCATTGTGCTTCAAGCAGAGGTCAAGAAAACTCACATTAATAAGGACAACAGCGCCAAAATCAGACTTGTCCCCCTCACTGTTGGCGTGACGGAAGACTCTAATTTCCAGGGGTACATAAAACAATCTAATGAAGAGGTACGGGAGGCGTTCGGGATCTCCAAGGTGTTTTTCACTCTGGATGATGTGAACAGGGCTTCAGGTGACATTGGCAGACAGATAACTAACGAACAGGTTTTTGAACCAGAGGCGCATAGGCACGAGCATCTGTTACTTATAACCATTGTTAACGAGCTGATAGGCACAAATTTTGTTGTGCCGCTACCAAAGTGCAGAGAACTTGGGTACGAGATTCTCAAAGAGCGCGAAGCTGCCATCAAGGGCGTTTATGGGGGTTTCGTAAATTTGAAGAACAATGATGATAATGCATTTTCTGCATTCATATCTAAAATGCAAGATGGTGGCCTTTGCGAATTTGTTGACAAGGAAACGGATGGATTGGAATTTAGAACCCGGCCAATAATAAAGATTCAATTCGACCGTTCCACCACTCAAGATTTAGTTAATCAGGCCACCGTTGATGAAAAGCTTGCCAAGTGGGGCGCCCTTACGCCTAATGACATTCGGGTTAGGTTTGGCCTCAAACCATTTCCCGATGATGAAGAGCATGTGTGGGCAAAATTGCCACTTCCTGTTGTTACTGTACTTGCTAATCGTGGTTGGGACTTAGGTTTGGATTTAGGTTCAGGGGAAAATGAGGCAGAAACACAAGTTCCTGAAAAGGATGAAGAGGAGCAGGCGAATAATGATGACCCCAATAGCGGCGACACAGAAACAGAAACAGAAGAGGGTGAGGAAGAAAAGGTTTTGGACATAGATGGCTTTATTGCAGAGATAGTTGGCGAAGGCGGTATTGGGGCCATAAAATCTGGTCTAAACGGAAATTCTTAATAATCATTAAAAAATTTATTGACAACGGACGGTGGCTCCTATAAACCATTATAATAATGGCAGTGTTGGAGGTGAAATGTACAAAGACCCATCGGACTACATGGAATTGAATTTTCCTTTCTTCGTCGAAAAAGATGGGGACACAGGGAGAATGTATGTCACGGGGATTGCTTCTGACACCCTCGAAGATCGCGACAAAGAGAGACTAAGTGAAAAGGCCCTGTCCGATGCTTGCGAATACATAAAAGGGGGCATCGAATCTGGAAGTCCAATCTGGTTGCTTCCTAGTCACAGAGCTTCTTTCCGTGTTGGTGATATTGTTGATTCGGATGTTAGCTTTGGTGAAAGGGTGGTCAAGGACTCGGATGGCACAGAGAAGGACATGAAAGTTTTTGAGCTTTTGATAAAGGCAGTCCTTCGTGATGGCCATCCCGATGCGATTGAGCTTTTTGAAAATAAAGATAAATACCAAATGTCCTTGGGATTTTTTATAGACCACTCTAAATCTGATGCGGTCTATTTTGAGAAAAATTCTGGCGGTGGTGTGCGAAGGGTTGTTAATCATATACTTTTGGATCACATAGCCGTAACTAGAAAAAATAGGGCTGCAAATCAACGCGCCCGTTTTGAATCAGCATTCATGAAGGGTGTTGAAGTCCCTTCGTGTAATTTGTCGGAACAACTCTCGGCATGGAATAAAAATGAACCAATCCAAGATTCAAAACAAACTCCCGATGACGGTGTGAAGGAGCAAGACATGGGACTGGATAAAAATGGCGTTACCAAGGAAGAACTTCTTGCCAAAGGTTTTGAGGGGCGATTCAAGAATACCCTCGATACTGTTGGCTCTTCCGGTGCGAAACAGAACATCGAGGAAGATGCAATTGCCCTCAAAACGGTTCAAGCCGATCTCTCCCGCATCATAAAGGAAAGGGAAGGTGCCGGTATCCCGGTAACGAGGGAAGAACTTAGTGAGGTTTTGGTCGAATGGTCAAAGCTCGGCGAGACACTAAAGGACATAATGAGTAGGGAAGGCCAGGCGAACCAAGCCCCGGAGGAACCGAAAGAACCTGACCAAGCTGATCCCCCGGCTCAGGAGCCACAGGGTGCCAAGGCCGATTCTAGTGATGACGTTCAGGATCAGGCCGAACCTTCCGATGAGCCAAAGGTCAACGAGCCAGATTCTTCGGATGCAAGTGCAGACACAGACGATGACGCCTCCATGGATGACCAGGGCGATGGGGACGGCGGGGATGATGAACTGAAAAACTCGAAAGAAATGCTCACAGAAATCATCAATCAAGCCATTTCTCCTGTTAGCGAAAAGCTCAAATCGTTGCAGGATGAACTTGATTCCCTCAAGGCCTCACAGAAAGCCAGCACTACACAAGCAAGGTCCAAACAGGCATCCCCATCAATCCAAAGCAAGGGTGATGAACCGAAAAATCCCCTTGATGACGGTGATGTGGAGCCTTCTGATGTTTTCGGTGGCAGAATACTTTCCCAATTGAATCGGGCTGGCGTAGAGACAACGCCTCTCGGATAACAAATGGCCAATTACAAATGTTGGTGGGGATGAAACACTACCCCTGCTGAACGAAAATCTGGAGGTCCAAAGATGGGCGACAATATCACGAAAGACATGAACTCTGAATTGATGGAACTTGTAACCAAGGCCATCGATAGCCTCACGTTCGCAGATGGTGGTTTTCTGAACCCCAAGCAACAGGCGAACTTCAACAAGTATGTCCAGAAATTCAGCACGATGTTGAGCTTGGCAAGGATCGTCCCGATGGGCGATCCAACTATCGACATCGACAAGGCTTGGTTGGGGCGGCCAATTACCCGTGCTCATGGTGAAAACCAAGATGCGGCTTCCGATGAAGCTGGCATTGATACCAATCAAGTCCGGCTCACCGCGTCGAAGGTCAAATCATATTGGCCCTTGACGACCGAAGCTCTCCAGAACCAGATTGAGAGGGAAAAGCTCGAAGCATCGGTCCAGATGATGATGCTCGAAAGAATCGCAACTGACTTCGAACACCTTTTCATTAACGGTGATGTGAGCAGGTATGCCGCAGATACATCCGATACCGGGTGGCTTCTTCGTAGGGCCGATGGTGTTTTGAAGATTGGTGAAACCGGCCACATTGCCAACTTCGCTGGCCAACACATCTCCCGCGCTGTCTTTCGCGAAATGCGGAAAATGATTCCCAAAGAATACCTCAAGACGAAAAATCTCGCCTTTTTCCTCCCCGATTCCCTGTGGGTAGACTATGTTGACTCCCTCGCTGATAGGGGAACCGCTGCTGGTGACAGGGCGCTTGAAGGGAATGTGGTTAGTCCCTTTGGATACCCCATAGTGCCAACCGAACTATTCCCGACCGATGACTCAATCACAGTTGCCAACTCGACAAGTGCGGTTGTGACAGGAACCGAATTCCAGCCATTCGCTGTTGGTACTGGCAATACCCTCAAGATTGACATTGATAATGTTGGGGCCGTTACTATTACTTTGACGGACAACACTCTCAATGTTTCGGAAGTGGCGCAGCAAATCAGCGATGAAATCTACAATGACGCTAACTACCAAGCCCTTTCCAACAAGGAACTTTACCGTTACGTCGCGCATGATGATGGTTTTGGCAGACTTGTCATTGAGTCCCCAACAACCGGTTCAGCTTCCGAAGTGGACATTCAGGCTGTGGCAAATGACGCCTACACCCTGCTTGGCCTTACTGCCGCCACGACAACTGGCACCAATGCCGGAACCTCTTCGACTGTCAATGAAGGTGCGAAGATCCTCTTCACTAACCCAAACAACCTGATTTTCGGTATCCTGGACGGCACCAGGGTTTATTCCAACTTCAACGCGAGGTATGACAGGATTGAAACCTACGTCTACAACCAACTCGCCATTGCTGTCGAGAATGTTGATGGCCTAGTCCTTGGTGTGGATGTCCGGGTCAGGCCTATCTAGCAATAATTGACAACAAGGGGGCCTGAAAAATGGCTCCCTTTTGCTTTTACAACGAGCAAACCAAATGGAGCGATCATGACTAAGAAAAATTACCCTTCTGATTGGGATTTGGACAAGGGCCTCGACAACCTTGGTGAAGGGCTTGGCGGTCACGGGCATACGAAAGCTGGCCTTTCGGAAGCATCCATGTTTTCGGTTTGCTTGACAATGCCTGGCGCTTCTGCTGGTACTGTGAACCGTGACATTGTTTTGCCCTTTAAGGCAGAGGTTTGTGGCTTATCCTACATCCTTACCAACAAGGGCACCACTTCCACCACAATTACCATTTCTGTCGCGGGGACACAGGTTGGTACTACCGGAGCATTGACTTCGACTGGCAGTGATGGTCTTAGCTTCAATGATGAAAGGCGCAGCATTAGGGTTGCGGAGGCAGGTTCCACAATCCGTGTTGCAACCACTGAAGTGGGTGGTGGAACAAGTGCTGGCAGCATCTTCGTTCTTCTTAGACGATTGCCGGTTGGATACTAGATTTTCCCTTAGTAGGAGGCTGAAATGGGAACTTTTTTCAGATTGAACCGTGGTTCTTCTTATAGAATCCGGTCAAGAGTCCCACCGCACAGACCCTTTCAATGGAAAAAGGGCAAACAGGAAATAGTTTTTGTCCCACACGCCATTGATGTTCAGTATCTTAGGGCCTTGTGCGATACTGACAATCCACCTTTGGCAGAGTGTCGGGAGAGTGGGGCACCCGCAGGAAATGAACCTTTCAACAAGGATATGCGATTCCCCAACGCCAAATCAGTCAAAGTGGTGGCCAATCCCAAAAAGCCAAAACCAAAGGCAAAAGATATAAAAGCCCAAGAAGAGAAATACTTGGCAGAAAAGAAAGAGAAACCACCCGTTACTTCCGATGAGGAATCTGAAGCAGGGTTGCCCATAACGGAATACACGATCAGGGAGGCAAGCAAGTTCATCGCCAAGACCAAAGATGTAGAGGTCTTGAATAAGCTCAAGGAGGATGAACTGACAAGAGATGATGGTCGTGAACCCCGTGTTGGGATTATCAATCTCATCGAAGACGCCATCGCTGAATGTACCATCGCGAAAGATGATGGTGAAGATGACGACGACGATGGTGTTGATTGGGGTTAAGCCTCCTACGATCACATCATCAGGGTAAGTAGCGGGGTCCATGTGGCCCTGCTATTTTTTGGAGGCCACCATGCGCACAACCCTGCAATATGTCACAGTTTCCGAGTTTAGGGAAAGAAGTGGTGTCGATTGGGATGAGTTTGAAGACATCACGGATGACATGATTCGAGATGGGTTAAGGCGCGCCTCCAAAAACATTTCCGTAGCAACCGGGGAAGTGTTTCTGCCCCACAAGGAAGTCGTTTACTTTGATGGCACTGGTGACAATCTTGTGCATCACCCTCACCTTTACCCTTTCCTACAATTGGATTCCCTCAAGGTTGTTGGTGGGGCGGGTTCCTCTTACACGTTAGGTTCAAACTCTTATTCCCTCACGGATGACAGTTTCTGCATTCAGCTCACCCCCCACAACGACGTTGGCACTTGTGGCCTGCCCATGCCAAACACAGATAAGCGGTTCCCCATAGGTGTTCGTAATGTCATTATGGATGGTATTTTCGGTTGGATGGAACCCATCAAGTCATATAACACCAAAACTCGCGGGGATATAGAATCCGATACGACCGAGGTGGAATTGAAGAGTGTCACCAATGTCGAAAAGGGTGACATTTTGATGATTGGTAAGCTGGATGAATTTGAAAGTGAATCAAATGACATCTGGCTTTGGTTTGAAGTATTGACCGTCGATCATGACAATAGGATTGTCACCTTCGAGCCTTTGGGGAATATGCCCAATTTGCCAATAGTTGCCAATACCGAGGTTCATTGTTTTGGTAGGGTGCCAATGGCGGTAAAGACAGCAACAATAAGGGCGGCTGCCAATAGGGAGGTACAGGGCGTTTCAGACGAAGCGAGAGGTCACATGGGCGTAAAGTCCATGAAAACTGACGCCTTCATGTGGACAAAGTTTACACAAGGGGAGCATAGCGCAAGCCTTGAGGATTCTGTAACTGGTGATATTTATGCGGATAATCTGCTTGATAATTACCTAAGACCCCCATATGTGGGCGGTGTTTGATGGAGCCGATTATTAACAAATGTAAGGTTGTTGTTAGGCGATTGGAAAAAATCCCAAAAAACTCACCTGCCCGTCGCAGGAGGCGCAATGAACCACTTTTCCTGCATGAAAAAGGCGATGAAATAGTGGTCAAAGGGCAAATGCGCAGGAAGAGGGATGCCACAAGGAATCCCACTTACGCTGGTGATGATCCAGATTATGATTTTTATATTATTTTCAAACCTAAAGACTTGGCGAAAAAGGGCTTGTGGAACAATGAGGATGAAGGTTTGGACATAAAGAGTGGTGATTTTATCACTGGGTATCAAATATCGCGCAGCAAGTATCATAATGTAGATGCTTCCGTTGTCCACGTTAGGCCAGAATCCCCAAATTACTTTATGGGTTCAAAGCATTTACTTATTTATGTTTTTTGCAAAAGCAATGAGCAGGGTTCTTGATGGCTAAGGCTCAAAAATCAACTGTCATTTTAAGGGGGCCTTGGAAAACCACGCAAAAGGTGCTGGCAAAGCACTTGTTGCCCATTATGTATAACCGCTTCTATGATGAGCTTGGTGATTTGGCAAAAGAAGCGGCAGACAACATGTCAGTCGGCTTGTATAATGCTGGGGATTTCGGCGGCCTGAATTATCGTGGTCCGGTAAGACCAGGTGTAAAGCCAGCAAGGGCAGAAACACCATACAGGCGCAAGCCAACCTACATAGGCAAATTTCATGTATCTGCCTATATAACTGGGCTTGCTTACCTTACACGATTGAGCACTGATACTAGCAAAAGGAATCAACTGCTCGCAAGAGAACTTGAGTCAGCTAAGCCTTTAATGGATACTTTGGACCTCTGGCATAGCATCCAAGCGAAACTGAAAATCGAGTCCACACCAAGTAGCTTTACTCATGCAGCAGGTGTTTTTGAGAATTTTACAAAGCAAGGCCGAAGCGTCAATTTGGCAAGTATTCATGAATTTGGTGCGGTCAGATATAACCCCCGCCTGAAAAAAATTACCATTACACCAGCAAGACCATTCATTAGGCCAGGCTTCATACAGACAATGCGTAATGCTGGCAAAAGATATTTGGCAGAAGCCTTATACAAAGGTATAATTGATGTACAAAGATTAGTTAAGGGCGGTTATTAGGGGATTATGATGCCTGAATGGGAAATGTCTGGTGAGATTTCGGTGGATGCTGCCGGTGAGACAATTGTGGTCCCACCCGAGGCCGGTTCATTTTTGATTGTCAATGATAGTAATGGTGCCAGCGACAGAGTTCACGTTGGATTCAATGTCAACCTTTCTGATTTAGGCACAACCGGTCTTAGCCAATTGCCAATAGAAAAAGACGAGTGGATGCAAAGTGTTATAAATCCAGCAGAAGCGATAAGTTTCATCTCTTTCAAATCAGGCGGTGCCGCCGTAACTGTTAGGTTTATTTTTGCTTAGGGGGCATGATGCCTAAAAAAACAACTTCGCACAAGTCAGGCGAAATTTCGATTACGGATACTGGTTTAGAATTAGTAGTCCCCCATGTTGCATTTGGTTGGACATTCGTAAACGATGGTCCAGATACCGTGTTTATTGCGGTTAACAAGAGTGTTGCCCTTGTCGATACTGGTGCATCACCAATTGGCCTTGGGCAATTCCCACTCAAGAATGGTGAAACTTTCACCAATGATTTTAACCCCATGAGGAAGGTCACGAAGTTCGCCTTGAAAACCGATACTGGGGACACGGCGACAGTTCGCTTTTTGTTTGTGTAGGGCCCAATGGCAACAAAAGTTTATAATTTTAGCAGAATGGCAGACTATACGTTCAACGAGGATGAGCTTGTTGCTCTTAACAATAGTTTGTCTTTAAGATGTGTAGATGAGCAGGGCAGGTCTGATCCACATGGCCATTACGCAGAGTACGCCTTAATTGAACTCCCAACACTAAATGCTGGAAACATCTCTCAAATCTATTCCATAGAAGCCCACCTAAGCGAAAATGAAGGCTCTGTTACCTTTCAAATTCAGAAGGATGGGACTTATTACTACTATGATGACACAACTTCCGTTTGGGTTCAAGCCACGGATGATACGGACCCCAGCCAATTTAGCACCATGGCGGAAATTGATGCCAACATTGATGGTTTGGAGTGGGACTACCGGGAGGCCATAGCACTTGGCCTAAAATGCAGGTTGCAATCAAATAGTGATTTTACCAAAACCCCCATCATAAATAACATTTGGTACACCTTTGAGACAAAATATGACTACATAGAAGATTTGAGGGATTCGATTTTAGCCCACCTTGAACAATATGTTTCTGTTAACATGAAATCAGCTTTTATCCTTTCAGAAGAAACGGATACGATTGATATTAATAGGATCACCGAGAACGATATAACTATACTTGAGGTGGAAGAGGTTCGTGTTTCCGGTGATACAGAGAACCTTTTTGATAGCTACGATGAAAGTGCAGGCACAATAAAGCTTAAGTCACAACAACCATCTGATAGTACTTTGATCATGTATTTTAAGGGCCAACCAACCCTGTCAATAGGCTCTAATGTCAATTATGAGTTAGAGCCAACGAATTACATAATTGTGGAATTGAATACATGCATTCTCCAAAATTACAGCCTCGAAGGGTACAGCGAAGAAAGAGCACTGGGGCGGGAGACAGGCAGGGTCCGTTATTTGCCAGAGCAACATGTTGCAGACGTTCTGTTTAGGTGCATTTCCAATTTAGGATCACTTGTAGACAAATTCGCCTCCGATGTCAACAGGGTTTTTAAGGAACACCCCACCATTACGTCTCTGGCGAGTGGTTTTGAAATCTACTGCTTAGATCGCGCCTCTTTCCAAGACACATCACCCAATGCCAATGAGATTTTTTCCCTTGCTGGCAGATTTTCATTTCAGGTGGAAGTGCCCGAAGAGGCTTATACTGAATATGGCCTCATTACGGAGCTTGAGTTTTTGCTTGGAACGAGGAGTGAAACTGTCTCACGCAATACTTTGAACGCAGATGGGAGTACAACAAATGAACAAGTACACAATAACTAACAGAAGAATGTCGCCTGTGCATATTGAGTGCAAACCACCACTTCGCTTAAGGGCAAGGGAAACGCGAGAAATCACCAAAGATCAGGCAGAGCACATGCAAACCAAAGCCTTCATCAACAAGGGTGTCATAAATGTAACCGAAAAGGTGGAGAAGGTTATCGAACCCACGGTCAAGGCGACAAAACCACCCAAAAAATTGGTTGAAAAAGGCCCAAAGTCCTCGGCCCCAAAGAAGAAAAAGGGCGAAAAATCTGGCGAAGATGGTGAGAAAAAGCCAAAATCAAAAAAGAAGGGCCGCAAGAAGGGCTCTAAAAAGAAGAAAAGTTAAAAGAAGGTTGACAAGCAATGGCCTTTTTGTGTAGTTGTAGTTGAAAATAAACCTGTGAGGAACGGGAGATTGACCAATGAGCACCGAATTTAGCCAAGATGCACCGGGCATTTCTGTAACTGAAATTCCAAGCCAGCCGGCTCCAGAAGCTATTGGCTTGGATATGGCAGGAATAGTGGGTCAATTTCGCCGTGGACCCACAGATGAAAGCCTTGTGGCTACTGATTGGGCGGACTTCACGAGGAAATACGGTGGTTTTTATAATGGGAACTATGGACCACTTGCCTCCTACTTCTTTTTCAAACAGCGTTATGGTTCTGTTGGTGCTAATCAACTTGCCATTTCCCGTGTTGTGGGAACCGGCGCGACTGCTGGAACGGTAAATCTTGCCGATTCGGTAGGTATTGATACCCTGCAAATGGACGCTTCTTCAGTAGGGGCGTGGGCGAATGACGCGGAGATCACAACGACGCGCTATGAATTTACAATTGCCTCTGCCATCCCCACGGGTGTCCCTCTTAGTGAAATTGACATAAATGAAGCCGACGCCTTCAGTTATATCGAAGTGGGTGATTATGTCCACTTTGTTGACAAGGACGATAGCACGAAGGTCGAAAAAGCTTTCGTCAGAGAAGTTGACACGGATAACAAGCTTGTAAAATTCAAGGAGTTCACACCTACTAACACCATTCAAGCCGATTCATACATTCGGGCCTCCACTTCCCACCGTGCAATTTCCACTTTGATAACAACTACATTGCGCAACCATGCAACTGAATTGGAGGTCGAATCAGCAAAGAATTTCAAGAAGGGCATGAGGATTCTTATTGATGACAGCTATTCAACCGGGTCGGGCAACATAGGCACCGGGCTCATTTATAGGGTTAGTGGCAACAAAATCTTTTTCGATACCACAGACCCACTCTCCCTTATCCAAGAGGGAAATTTTTCTGGCTACATAACTGCCCTTGTAGCCGATTTCGTTAGCTCCAATGACCTCGTGGCCTTTGACAATGCAAACCTTACCAATGACATTGCTACCGGTGGCTTGACATTCGAGTTCACAAGTGGTGATGCAAGTGGTGATACCTACACAATTGATGCCTTTACCGAATCATCCGGCAAAGTTGATTTCACCACCAACATCACAAAGGATGCCGACCCAACAGATAGTTTTGAAATTGCTGGCGTCACTCTTAGTGGAACAACTACAAGCGCAGGGGTCGCTGGTGTGCAAGCGACGGGCCAAATAAAAGTTGTCGATTCCACTTGGGGTGGTGGTGAAACCATCACGGTTGGGGATGCGACTTACACAGAGGGAGTTGACTTTACAGCTGGCGTGGACAATGAAACAACGAGGGATTCAATCCTCTCTGCAATAACTTCTTCATTGCCAACTGGCTACACGGCTGGAGATTTCGTTGCCGGTGATGATACCGTGGACTTTTGGATTGACATTACATATCCATTGTACGGTACTGCCGGCAACGCAGAGGTTTTGACCACAACCGCTTTGGTGGGCGATCTTGTCCTTACTGGTACAGGGACTCTGACTGGCGGTATTGCGGCTACAATTGTTGACACTGATCTCGGTGGGTTTGACGCTGCTTCCGGCATAGGTTCTGGAACTTATTCCGGTGAAACCATTACTGGGTTTGATGGAACCGATACCATCACCATTGATGATGCCACCACGGCAATCAGCGTTGGTAGTGCCGCCTCTTACAGTGTTACCTTCACCTTTACATCATGGAACGGAATTACCTCGTGCGCTCATAACACCTTCACTGACACTTCACTTACCCCGGCTAACAATGACGGTGAAACCCTAAACTTGGTAGGGTTGGTCGTAACTCTTGACCCTGGTGCATCCGGTACATTCGAGGACGCTCTTACGGCCACCACCGCAACGATTACCAACTTTGATGAAACAACCGGCACAGTCACCTTTGATGGCGCATGGGACGATGTGCCAACACCGGGGCCGGCAGAGGCTTACAGCATTGCCAACGTTCCGAATGTTCCTTTTACAGTCACAGCCGGTGCGAATGTAGTTTCGCAAGAGTTCAACCTGATTGCCTATGATAGAAGCGAGAAGATAGATGAAATATGGTACCTCTCGCTTGAACCGACCAATAGTGATTACATTGAGTCCAGGGTGTCGGATACCAACAAGGCCAACGAGTCTGTGCTGCTTGAAGCTACTGACCTTAGTTCCGCAACGGCCTCATCTACTCCTACTGGACCAGTTGAGGCCCTGCCTGCCCCAATAAGCAGAACATCCTTGTCTGGTGGCAGCGATGGTGCCGCTCCGACTGATACCCAGGTCATAGGTTCTGGTGGCACCAACAAGACGGGCATTTACCTGTTTGATGACAAGCAAATCAGTTACTTCGCAATCCCTGGTTATTACAACAAGACGATTGTTGATGCGGCTGATGATTATCTCTCCGAAGATAATACGGGCAGGGGTGATTCAATCTTTGTTACCTGTGTGCCTGAAACAACCACGTCGGCTCTAAAGGCAAAAGAGTACAGAAATGTGACCCTGAATTACAAGTCAAGCAGTTTTACAACCATGCTGGGAATGTGGATTTACTCAAAAGACCCCGAATCCGACCTGATCAATGAACGGGTGCTTTTGCCGCCGGAAGGACACTACATGGGAATGTGGACCCGTGTGGTGGAGCAGTACAAGGAGTCCCAAGCCAAAGCACCGGCAAATGAAGAGGTTTTTGAAATTGTGGACGTTGCCTACAATGTCCCCGAACAGTCCAATGACGCTGGCCTTCTTAACAACGCTGGAATTAATGTCATATTCTGGCGTCAAAGTTCTGGCCAGTTCATCGCCTATGGTGCCAGAACACTTGACAGGAATCCTGGCAAGAGGCAGTTCAACTCCGTTCGCAATCTCCTCAATTGGACCATCAGGGAGCTTTACAGAAGGAACGAGCACTTCCCTTACCAGGTTCAGTCACCGGCCATTGCTAACCAGATTGTCATGACCAACAACAAGCTCTTTGAAGAAATGCAAAAGGATGGCATGTTGGATACACTCACTGTTGACAATCCGTATAATGTGGTGTCCAACAGCACAAACAATACGACTGCCGATCTCCGTGCAGGCAAGCGGAAAGTTCAGGTACTCTTTGAGCCTGCTGTGCCCATTGAACAACTTGGGTTCGAGATTGGCATTACGACGGAAAGTGTTACGGTTAGTGAATTTTAAGATTAAACTCTCGTCGCCGGAGGGCATAAGATGCCAACTTATTTCCAGCCAGCCCAATCAAGGCCCTATTCGGGTTACAAATTCATTGTAATTGCTGCGGATGGGGCTATTGGTGGTTTTCAGGAAGTTTCTGGCCTTGGCTCCGAGTTCGAGGCAATAGAATATCGGGAAGGCAACCTGCGCTCCGATGTTCCCGCGCAGTTTATCGGTAGGGAAACACTTTCCGATATAACCCTCAAGAGGGGCATGTCGGACAATTCTTACCTTTGGGAATGGCGCGAAAGAGTAATAGCCGAAGGTGATGATTCCAAACAGGACATTGAAATCATCCTGGCCAACAAAGAGGGTGACGCAGTTTGCAAGTGGTCTATTAAAAGATGTTGGCCCAAGTCAATTG